AAAGTTGGATAATAGCATTTGAGTTTGGTGCTGATACATTCAAATATGCCATATTATTTTCCTTTAAGTTGTTGCGACACTTGATCTAAACTGAATAGTGTAGATTAGTTTGTCTTCTTGGGTTTCCACCGTATAATCACTTTCGTCATCATAGGATATCAACCCCGTCTTATTTTTACAATTCAAAATATTTGTCAAAACCTGTTGCGTCTGACTGGGTGGATTTTTAGCATCCACGGTGAGATACACATTGCAGGTATATTCCAATAGATCCAAGTTGTTTTTCTCAAATGTGAACAAAATTGTGCTTTGTTCAAATGTTGCGTTATCAACATAGATCTTCTTCATATTCTTGATATAGAGAGGATCACCAGCCTGTGTCCACGGTAACTCCTGGCTAACAGAAAACTGTGTTAGAGTGCTGGTAGCAGTGGTTATTGCGTTTAACAGATTAGTTCTCATCTTATTCTCACAAGATTAACGGCAGTTGGGGCTTTTTCGTCGTCAGTGATGACTCCGCTTCCACTCCAATCATACCAATCACCTGCTGCGATTAACTGCGCAAATAGTTTGTCAAACTTTTCTCTATAAAAGCCCAACTTCTTATATTCCGCATTGTCCTCATTGCTGAAGTCTGCGATAAGAGGTAGAACATATTCATAGAAAGTCATAAACACAGTTAGGTCTGTCCAATCCTGTTGTCTCAATAAAAACTTATTGGGATCAGGAAGTGGAACATCAATTCTGCCTGTGATAGGACTGTAAAGATTGACATTTGGGTTGGATGCAGACTGGGCAAGATAATAACTCTTCCACCAGTCTGTATCCTTAACCAAATACAATATTTTCGTAGTTGCTCTTTGTGTGTAACTTTCAACCATGTCCGCCAAATCCGTAAATTCAGCAGGTACAGTGAATTCATTTGCTTCAAACACTCTTTGATCACGCTTGACCACATCTGTGTATTCTGCAAATGCTATTACGCCCGTGCCGCCTGGATTTATAAACGCCATGTCAGTTACTCCTGGTTAGTCAAATATTAGATTGTGCCTTCTACTGTGATCTTCACACCGTGTGCCTTCTGTAGAACACCAGCACCTGCGTTTGCTACAACAGTCATATCTGTTGCACGGTTGGCAGGTAGATATAGTGTGCTCATCTGTAGGCCACCACGCTCTGCGATACCCAATGCTGTTGGTGCAAATACGGCACAGGTGAATGCGTTGGCACCGCCTGTTGTATTAGCAGCAACTAATGGGCTTTCAATGATTGTTACGCCACCAACTGAACCAATGATACCAGATACTAGAACCTGGTTACCTAGGTTAGATGGATTCAATAGACCAATTGAAGCCTGTGCTGATAGGTCGCTCTTATATGGAAGAGTCTGTGTTAGAGTCTTCTTCATGTAATAAGCGGCATTTGGGTGAACAACTGCATAGTATGGTCCCATTACCTTGGCACCACGCAATGTTGCGGCTGCTTTTAGGATTAGGTCTGTGGTTAGTTCTGTTGAAGTTGAACCTAGATCGCTGTAGGCATCTAGATCTGCGAACTTGCCAAAAGCCATTGAGTCTAGACTTTCGCCAATTGCACGACCTGATACTTCAGCCAATTGTGCCATCACATCACCGTAAGCACTGTCACGGAGAACATCCGTCACGCGGCTGTAGTAAATGTGTTCATCAAGAGTGATTGTGGCTGATGTTGAAGTTGTGTTGCGAGCACTTGCTGCAACGCCTTCACCAACAACGCTACCTAACTGGGCTGTGCCCTGGCCCCAAATTGGGACCTGAACTGTTTTACCCGCATTCAAAGGAATGGGGAAAAGTTTCATTAAGGAACGGCTTACACTAACCTCGTATGCGCTGAACTCAGCGTCTGCTACGAAATTAGCATAAAACTCGTCGTTCCATGAACTGTTATTTGACATAGTTTTAATTTTCCTTTATGTTATTGTGTGCGACCCTGACGCATCTCTTTATAAAGTTGTCTTTGACGAGCATCCTTCATATTGAGTTTTGTTGGGTCAATTTTTTCAGGAACTTGACCAAAATTACTTTTACCCTGGCTTGTGGATGGACCAGCGGCTTTGAAATGTGTGTTAGTGTCCAAGAACTCTTTGACTAAATCCTTGACTCCATAAGGTAGGCCCTTGTCGTTATAACGCACGGTTCCTTTGTCATCAAGCACTTCCACTTCACCCACATCGTTGAGACGCAAATATGGTTTTAACAGTGTTTTGACTTGAGCGGGGTTAACTGCACCAAGTTCCGCGGCTGTGTTCACCAATGGCATATCCACCGTGTAGTTTCTAATCACTTCGTCACGCTTCCTGATTTCTTGATCTTTAGAATCTGCGAGATTTTTTAGGATTGTCTCAAACTCGCCTCGCTTCTTTTGCTCGTCAAGTTTGCGTTTTTCATAATCCTGCTTAATGCTACGCAGTTCGTCTGGATCCCCTAGGTCTTCCCACTGTTTAGAAAGTTTCTTGGTTAATGAACCCTTTAAGCGGGCCATCATATCATTGACTTCCTGTTCAGTGTAGACTTTATTTTGTTGATCATTATTTTGAGATGCTTCAACATTAGCATCCACTGATGTATTTTCTGACATCATGCATCGCCTCCTTTGGAGTAGTAAAATCGCTGCCAACACCCGTTGGCTTGCGTGAAATTATTTTTTACCTTTGGGCTTATAGCCACTAGCGTAAATTGCTCTTGCCTGCTTTTCAGCCTGCGCTTTTGTTGGATAGGTTTTGCCACTTTGGCCAAACTTATATCCACCTTTTGTTTTATGAACTGGCACCTTCGCCCTCCTCTTCTTCTAGATTTTCTTCAGCGACTTCTTCCTCATCGCTGCTATCCTCTTCTTCCATATCTTCTTCTTCATCATCATAGGTAAGAAGTTCTACGATCTTCTCATCAATCACTGCCAATGCTTCTGGGCTTGTGGCAGCAGATTTAGCACTTTGTAATTGTGCAAATTCTGTGCTGGTATCGCGTATGTTGAAACTGTCAGCATACTTGACATAACCTTCCCAAGCAAGGTTTTGATAGATTGCATACAAGCGCCATATCTGTTCTTCAGCAAGTTCTAGATTATCAGCCTTTTCAGCAAGTCTGGCGTTCAAAAGTTGAAAATCCGTCTCAAGTGCTATGCCAGACATAATCCTTGTGGCTGTGGCACGAATACCACCAGTGTTGGCAATCTTGTCAATCTGTTCTTCTAGTTTAGAAATAGTTGAGTGGATACTGCCCACTGCGGCACCACTGAATTCAAGTGCATAAGGATTTAATCCTGGATCTGAGCCTTCCATTAGTTGAATGATAGCACCCGCACCTGCGCCAACCTGTGCGGTAACAGGCGTAACCAAAGTGGGATGTGTACCAAGTCTAATTGCGGCTTCATTCTCACTCATCATGTTGTAAATCATTCTTTGAAGATCTGCGATATCATTGATATCACTTACGCCAATGCCTTTTTCAATGCTGCGTTGGTTATAAACAAGTACGGCAGGAATCATTCCTAGACCATTTGGTTCCACCATCTTCAATTCTGCTTCCTTGGCATCATCATACATGATCCAAGTTTCAATAGTTTCTGGAGTCCATACCTTTACGGTGGTGAGTTTGTCTACGACTTCTTCCACATACTTGAAGTAAGTTAACTTGTATGCTCCAGATACTGTTCGCTCCCATTGAAAATCACTGACCACCAGTGGTGTCATCATGTTGAGGTAGGGACGCACACCAGCGGCCTGTTCCTGTGCAGCAGTCTCTGCTCCAATGTTTGGTTTGGTAACCATAATCCAACAATGGCCAAACACTGAACTCCATATGGCGGCCTGTTTCATAAAATCTGTAAAACTGCGACCTTCATAGTCACAGTCTTTTAAGAATTCTTGGACATCAGGCAAGTCTTCCCAACTTTCTAATTCTCTTTCAGGATGCTCACGGAATAGAAATGAAACATAGGTGCTAACCACGCTTTGGCAGTGGTTAGGTAGTGGGGTGATACGCAGTCTTTGATTGTATTCTCCGTCAGACTCTAATTGATAGCGGGTCAGGTGTCCAGCAAGACGATATTCATCTCCTCCAACATAACTTTGATATAAAAATTCCCAACGAGGTCTATATCTTAAGTATAGTCTGTGCGTAGTGGCTAAACGGATATAATCCTGTTGGAGAGTAAAGTTTGTTGATGCCATAATAGGTTTCCGTTAGTAAAATCTTGCCGTTTTATGTCCCCAAGTCTTTATTGGCATTGGGGCTGGCTGTTGTCGTATTGGATACAAGAAGTCAACCAAATAACGGACTGCGTCTGCCATATGGTCAAAGCCGCTGTCTTTGTCTGGTTGACTGCTCCCTTCCTTGTAGGTGAACTTTTCAAAACTTTCAACACAGTATTTACACTTTGGGTCCACAAATAGCGTGATTTCACCATTAGAATTGCGTAATTTGGCATTTACGGCATTGACGCCATCACGAATTGGATTATGACTGTGAGGTGCTTTAACTGTGAAGCCTGCCATTCTAAGAATAGTGTGATCTGTTTTACCAGCAGCAGAGGTTTTGCGTTGAGCACCTGCGGGATCTGGATAAACGGTTATTTGACTGTGTGGATAGCGTGTGCGTATTTCATCTACCATTTCATCTGTGTTTGAACCCGTAAGTTTGATTTCATCTATAAAGTGTAGAACATTACCTGCTTGAATAGCGATGGCGGCTGAATTGTTGTCCACATTGAAGTCCATACCAACATGCAGATTTTGTGTTAATCTAACATTGTTATAAAGTTCTGGCGTAAATGCACGAACATGATCCTTCCTATCAAATGCGTAGAATACTCTTCCACTAAAGGTTTCCCATGAGGCCAAGTATTCCTGTCTGAATGTGCGTTCATCCATGGTACGCTTGGCGGCTTCTATTTCTGCAGCTGGCACTTGTCCGCCGTCTACAGTAGTAAATGTAAAACTGCGCCATTCATCTGGATATTCTTCTGCAAGGTCATACAAGTCTTTGGCCCAGTTCATGCCTCTGGGTGTGCCAATGAATAGTGCTTTGCCGCCAGTGTCTGATAGAGTGGGGCGCAGTGTTTCATAGAATGCTTCTGGTTCTATATCAGCGAATTCATCCAAACAGAGAAAATGCACACCAGCACCGCGTAGACTATCATAATTGTCTGCACCTTTGAGGCTTATGGTGCTGCCATTCTTTAGTTCAATGGTTAATTCTGTTTCATTTATTTTTTTGGCCCAGCGTAGGTCTTGTAGCGTGTTCCTCAACTTCTTCCAAGTAATCATCTTAGCCTGGCGATAACTTGGGGCAACATACCACACCGTGCGATTGGGGTCCTTGGCGTGATAACAGAGTTCGCGTATGGCGAGGTGTGTTTTGCCAAAGCGTCTGCCAGCCACTACCACTTTGAAACGCTGTGGTGCATCCACTATCTGTTGCTGAGGTTCAGTTAGAGGCATCTTGTGATTT